GAAATTAAAAATATTAAATAAAGTGTGTTCGTGTAAATTAACCCCACTACAGAGAGTGGAAAAGAGGATACAGAGTTCAGGATGGACTCGTTTAGCCAATAGTGAATTAGGACTGGTTGATATTTTTATTCAACAGAAATTAGGTTCATATCCACAAACTCCATCAGAGAGAATAGAAATGTATAACAGAGCAAAAGCTCTTTAACCCTCAAAACATACTGCCATTTCGTTTGGGGGTTTATATGGAAGGGGAGGAGATATTAAAAGTCCTCCCCTTTATCTTTTCTTAAAGTTCCATATATTTATACTATAAAGAAACGAACTATGAAACAGATTAGATTTTGGGGGCAACCTATGGGAAGCACCGAACTCACCACAACCATATCAGAAGAGGTATGGACTTCAATTAGAGAAAGATTGGATAATGGGGAAAATCTCAACACCATTTACCAAGAGTTAGTAGAGCAATATCACATAGAAGTCGGTATGACCCGTTTATTTGGGATTTACGAGGCTTTTGACTTCGAGGTGAGTGATTGTGATTGTGAGGAGGCAAAGAAGCGTCCTATCCAAGAAAACGAGGACTAATGGTTGGGGCTTATAAGTTGGACGAATATCAGGTGGCTCAAATCAGAAATCTATTTGAGAATACCAAACTTAATAATCAACAAATCGCAACGATGTATGGGGTGTCTCGTCCTCATATCAGTTTGATTAGAAGTGGAAAGAGGTGGAATCCCAAAGAGAGGAGTTATGTCTCGAAGAAGGAATTGGAGATGGAAATGAAAAATGAATCTGTTAGGATGATAGAAAAGATATATGTTGCCGTAGAGAAGGAATATTCTTTTTGGGAACTGGTTAGAAAATTACTTACTAAATTGTTTTAGTTTGTTTGTTTTGTTGTTTTTTGATTTGGAGGAAAAATATTTCCTCCTTTTTTTTGCCAGTCCAAAAACTCGTTGTATCTTTGATGAACTAAAAATAACACACGAACAAAATGACAAAGAATCACTCAACCCTGATGAACGACCCTGAATACAAAGAAGCCTTCTTTATGTATTTCAATATGGTAGGTCGTAATAAGCGATACGCAAACATCTACAAAAAAAAGATGGAAAAAATTGAAAAGGATTTTGTAGTATCAAAATAATTCAGTATCTTTACAACTCAATCTAAAACCCATAAACAAAATGAAAAAGAAAAAAAATCACATCATCGTTCGTCTTATGGAAAATGGGGTGTGTATCCACGCTCACGAAATCACTAACCTATATGGTGAGTTGTCTAAATACACGAAACAAAGTTTCCCTAATGAAGCAGGTGGTTATACTACCATCGTAGAAGTCAATATCCAAACCCTCAATAATCTCTAAACAAAGTCCCTTTGGGGACTTGACTTTTTCTATAGATGATTATATTTATAGTATAAACAATAGAATATGAACGACAAAAAAATAATGGAGATAGAGCAGATGATTATATCAGCCTATACCGAAAAACCAGAACTCATCTCGAACAATAATGTTCTATGGGCTTACATCTCACAAGGTCTGGCAAACCACTATGGGATAAACACTATCGAAGAGTTTGTTGAAGCAATTGTATATGGAAAGATTCCATCATCACATTCATTAGCGGCAGCAATCTCAAATGTTAGAAAAGAACACCCCCAATTTGTTCCAACAGAAGAACAAAGACAACTCAAAGAACAAGTGAAACAAAATTACATCAATCGTTATAATCAAATCTAAAAAACAAAAATCAAAATGGCACGAACACAACAACAACAAATCGTATCACAATCATCACTCAAACTCGTATTAAAATGGTCTGATTCCTGCGGGTATTGTTTAGACCTAAAAGACCTCTGTGGTATGTCTCGAGTTATAGAGGAGTATATCGAAAACGGATATACCAAAGAACTTGGAGACCGATTGGAAAAAATAGATGAATACGCTAAAGGAAAACAAAACGCAAAGAAACTACTATGACATCTACAGACGAAATAATCGAAATGACCCTCCCTGTATTTCCAAGTCAGAGGAGAACCTTAAAGGAAGAACTTGAACTGATTGTATATCAAATCGAGAACAAATAAAATCTACCCTCACCCAAAAGGTGGGGGTTATTTTTTTTCAGCATAAACTATATTTATTAGGTATGGAAAAGAATAAAGGGGGAAGACCCCGATACACAACATTACAGGCTTTGGTTCATAGGGGGAAAGTTCCCTCGTCTTGGAAACAGGATATTATTGAATTGGGAAGCAAAGGGAGAAACAAACTACATTTCGCAAACTACTTGAAAATCTCAAGAGATACGATGTATAAACTAATAGATAGAGACCCCGAGTTTTCGGACACTATTAAACTCGCACTTGAACTTTCGCAGCAGTGGTGGATAGATAGGGGGATTGAAGCATTTGAGGAGGGGAAATCAAAGAATCTCAACTCTCAATTTTGGAAATACTATATGGAAAATGTATATCGTCAGGATTGGAGACCATCAGAACAGAAGGTGGATATAACAAGTGGTGGAGAAAAAATCTCTCAAAATAAAATCATAGTAGATATAATCCCCCCCAAAGTGATAAATGACGAGGAAGACAAAGAATAATGGGATATAAGAAAGCAAATAACAGGAGTGATATATTTCAGACACCAAACACAGCATTAGAACCAATATTGAGGTTCATACCAAAAGAATATTCAATATGGGAACCAGCATCTGCGAATGGGAATATTGTGAAGTTTTTTTCGGGTAGTGGTTATAACATCACAGGAACAGACCTCACCATAGGGGTTGATTTTTTCACATCAGATATTCAATCCGATTGTATTATAACCAATCCACCATATTCAATAAAAGACAAGTGGATAGACAGATGTTATAAACTCAACAGACCATTTATGTTGTTATTACCAATCACAGCATTAGAGGGTATAAAGAGACAAAAACTCTATGAAGAAAATGGTATTCAACTAATCCTATTCAATCGTAGAATAAACTATGAAACTCCAAGTGGTAAGGGGTCAGGTTCATACTTCAGTTCAGCTTGGTTTTGTAGTGGGTTCAATCTACCAGAACAACTGAACTTCTTGAAAATATGAGGATTCAAGCAACTAAAATATTCCAAGACATTAGTGAGGGAGTTAGTGAGGGTAATAGATACATCTTCCTTCGTGGTAGTTCTCGTTCAAGTAAAACGATTTCAGCACTTCAGTATCTGATTATTGAAGCAATCACAAATCCTCATATATCCATCACAATCGCTCGTTCAACACAAGTATCCATCAAGAACACAATCCTCGTGGATTTCAAGGAAATTATGGGTCAAATGGAAATATGGGACGATGGTATTCTAAACAAAGTGGATATGACCTATACATTCAAGAATGGGTCTATCATAAGGTTTGTAGGATTAGACGACACCACAGGTAGATTGAGAGGATTGAAACACACAATCGTAATGGTTGATGAGGTCAATACCATAGACAGAAACTCCTTCGTTCAGTTAGACATCAGATGTGAGAGGTTCATTATTTCGTGTTATAACCCTGAAGTAGATGAACTATGGTGGGGGTTTGACTATGAGAAAAAGGAGAACTCCATTCTGTATGTTTCAAGTTGGAGAGACAACCCATTTTTAGCCGAGGAGATTATTCGTTCAATCCAAGAACTTAAAGAAATAGATTATGAACTCTGGCAAATCTATTCAGAGGGTAAGTTAGTTCCCCCTCGTGAGAAGATTTATCAACAACCAGAGGTCTTCACAGGAACACCACAGAACATCAAAGCAACCTATATCGGGTTGGACTTTGGATACGCATCTGATGAGTGTGGGGTTGTAAGAGTTGATGTTGATTCAGAAGGTAAGTTATACGCAACAGAAATGTTATACGAGGTAGGACTTACAAACCAAGACCTGATGTTTAGATTGAGGGAGCTTGGTATAGATAAAAACTATGAAGTGGTCTGTGATTCATCTGAACCCAAATCCATCGAGGAACTCCGTAGAGGAGGATTCAGGGTAAGGGGTGTAAAGAAAGGGGACGGGTCAGTTCTTTATGGAATCCAAAAGATGAGAACCTTCAAGATTTACATAAATGAAAAGTCAAAAAACTTAATAACCGAGTTTGTTGGTTATAAGTTTAAGAGAGACAGGCAGGGGAGATTAACAAACATCCCTGAAGGTAAAGACCACTTATTAGACCCACTCCGTTATGTGGTGATGGAGTTTGTAGATAAACCAAAAACAAGATATTCCTTTGTATGAGAATTGTTAGAAACGGAAAAGAATATGATTACGATTATAAGACCATTTTAATCAAGGGGGACACCCACGAGAAATTGAGGTCAGAAGCAGAAAAGAGGGGAATTAAAATGACCCGATTGATAAATGAAATGTTAGAAACTATAGGAAATGAAAGTCGTATTTGATGGAGTAGATTATGATATTAAACCCCTGACAATTAGTCAGTATCAAACCATTATGGATAATCCTGGTATTAGTGATGTTGATATAATTTCATTATTCACAGAGATTCCAAAAAAAGAAGTTTTACAAGCGGGGTTTGCTGATGTAAAGTTTGTAGCTCAAGCATTAAGAGGAGATTGGGCTGGTCTTGATAATGACCTACCACTAAACCTTACCTATACCTTCGAGGGAAAACACTATGGTTTAATTCAACCATCAAAATTATCGTTTGAGGAATGGATTAACTTGGAAGTGTTTTTTGCTCAATCACCATTAAACCTACCCCTGATTGCTGCTCACCTCTACAAACCCCTATCTTCAGAGAAACAAGGGGAAGATAGAGAGTTGGAAAAATACGATTTAACTGAATGTATGAAAAGAGCGGGAGAGTTTGGAAGATTTCCAATTAAAGTATTTCTACCATCGCTTTTTTTTTTCGTAAGTTTTCTACAGGAACTCACGCAAAATACCCTATTATCTTCGGAGACGAATCCGATAGGGAAGCTTTCCAAGAACAAAACCCAAACAGAACCCCTCAAGAAGTAATCCAAGATGTGGTTGATTTTTATTACTCGTCAATAATGTTGTGTGCGGGTGATGACCTGTTGAAAGTTGAACCAGTATTAAAGCTCACCTTGAGCGAGGTTTTAGGGTATTTATCCTATAGAATTGATAAAGCCAATAAAGCCAGACAAAAAGAACAAAACTCAATTTCATAATGACTTATAAAGACCTTATAAAATTATTTTATGTATTCGCAGCTCAACATCCAATCCTACGAACTTCATCGTGGGGGGATTTGAGTGATTATTCAAGGGATACATATATCACAAAATATCCTGCGATTCATATCGTTCCACAACCATCTACGATTGATAATACTTATACCAATTTCAATTTCACAATTCTATTTTACGATTTGTTGAGTGAGTGGGTAGGTGATGAGATTAAGTCAAATCAGTTGGATAGTTTGTCTCTATGCCACGAAATCCTAAATGATTTCTACGCATACTTTATCAACCAATTAACGGGATACGGATTTTTCTTACAGAACCCCGTTCAGTTCTCTCCCTTTGTCGATAGATTCCAAGAATCCGTAGTAGGAGTTGAAGCTCAAATAACAATCGTAAGCGAGCAAACTGCTTGTCTTCCCCCTCACATCATAGAAAGTTATTTCCTCTTATTTGAGAGTGGAAATATTATGAATGATGAAAATAATAATGGTTTAGAATACCAACAACAATAAAACAAACAAGTTATGGCTGACTTAAAAATTAGTGAATTACCACTTTATACAGGAGACACCACAGGAGTATATTTGGTAATGAATAATAGTGGTGAGACAATCACCTATAAAGCAACAAAAGAGACCATCTTTGCTGGTGGTGGAAGTGGAACATCTGGCACATCAGGTAGTTCAGGTTCATCAGGAACAAGTGGTAGTTCTGGCACAAACGGAACTTCGGGGACGAGTGGTTCATCAGGTTCATCAGGTTCAAGTGGAACGAGTGGTTCTAACGGAACTTCAGGGACGAGTGGTTCATCGGGTAGTGATGGAACATCAGGAACGAGTGGTTCTAATGGAACATCAGGAACGAGTGGTTCGTCAGGTAGTTCAGGAACAAATGGTTTATCAGGTGATAGTTTATTCACAGGGGGAACTGGCACGGATTCAGTTAGGAACATCTACCATAGTGGTAGAACATTCAACGGGAACTACTCACTTATGTTGGGAGGTATTAACCCAACGATGAATGGGGGTGAATACAATCAAATACTGAACGGACAGGGTAATACGATTGATTCAACTTTCAAGGCACAAATCTTAAACGGGGAAGGCAACCAAATATCCGCAGACAATAGATTTTCAACAATCTTAAATGGTTATTCTAATAACATATCTGCTAATGGTGATGGTGGAACAATCGTGGAGAGTTGGAGTTCAACTATCGGTGGTAGTAATTCTTACAAAAACTCAATCTACAATAGTGATGGTGGAACGATTACTTCGTCGGGGGCAACAAGCACCTTCAACTCAATTAGAAATACCTACCAAAGTAATATCCAAGTTGGAGGACAACAAAACCTTATTGATAGTTCATATCAATCAGCATTACAAGGTAATATCAATTATGGTAATATTATTGCTTGTTATGATGTGGATATTATCGGTTCAGGTGAGAGATTGAATATCTTTAATTCTTTACAGAGTAGTATCCTAACAACCAACTCAAATCAAATCTCAATCTATTCAAGCGACGATTGTTTCATTACTGGTTCTAATATGAACCATTCAGCAATCATCAATAGTGATGATGTGAATATCTATGGTGGAAATTATAACACCGCAATTGGTTCATACTTATCAACCATTTCAGGTGGGTCGTCTAACTTTGGTATGTTTAATACCATTCAATCTAATTCAGGTGGTTATGACTACTCCAATATGATTGGAACAAGTGGAAGAACCGCAGATAGAAACTACACCACTTATGTTGAGAATCATCACGCATTCGGTCAAGTATCACAGGGGGTTCAGTCAAAAGGTAGTGGTGATACATTCTCTATTGATTGGAACTTGGGTGGTATTGTAGAGATGACCCTAACGGGTAATTCTACTTGTAGTATGACTAATGTAAGGAATGGTTCATCATACTTGGTGTATATCACAACTACAGGAACTCAAACCATTACACCATCAGCATCGGGTTATACATTCAAGTTTGAGGGTGGAGGATTTACTCTAACCACAAATGGAACTGACCTTTGTGTATTAGATGTAGTTGGAACTAACATTTATGTAAGACACTTCGCAGATTTCTCGTAATAAGTTATGTTAGAGCAGTTGTTGAACGAGGTTGGTGAGGAAATGGTAAAACTCATCCGTGAGGAGATAATGACCCCACGAGATAGATTTACCAAGCAACCCGTTCAACCAAAAAGACCACCACGATATAACTTCAACGCAACAGGAAGTTTATATCGTTCCGTTCAATATGAAGTAATAGACGAACAAATCTATATTCTGATGAACGATTACGGAGCTGATTATGTCTTTGGGACAGGCTCCAAGCCATCAAGACCCGCAATAGGAAGACAAGCAATTCTGTCTTTACAAAAGTGGGTTGAAAAGAAACTCCGAAAACCAGCTCCTGAAGCAAAACGAATGGCATTTGCTATTGGTCGTCGTCTTCACAAAGTCGGTTATAAGGGGTATAATATATTCAACGAAGAGTTTAATAATGGGGTCTATGCTTTTGTTGATAATCTTTTGGAAAGACCCGAATATCAAGATGCTATTCTTCGAGAACAACTCGGAGATATTTTTGATAGAATAAATCTATTAGGAGACCAAACCTTCAACATCGCATTAGGTAGAGTATGATTACATTTTTAGCAGAACCAAATTACATAGAACCCGTATATGGAAACCTCGTTTTTCAGTTTGAGAGCACGGGTGCTACAGACCCATCAAAATACAAATACAGATATGTTGTAGATGTATTCTCAAACGAAGGGTTCATTACAACTCTTAAAATAAGCCCATCAACTGAAGGTTGGGGTCAGACAGACCTTTCCCCAATTTTGATGAACTACACCTCATCTCAACCACTTAATGTGGGTTGTAGTGGAGAGACACCAATTCACCAAATAGCTTGGGGATACTTGAACGACAATATGATTGTTTATTCAATCAAAGTTGGTGAGGAATATTCGACCACACCAAATGGAAATGTGGTGGTTTATGATGGTCTTGGAAATGTAGGAAGTCCTGGTGTATTGAGTCAGATTTCATACGCTTATAATGGGGTTAAAGAATGGTTCAACGGACAACAATTTAATTTCGAGCCATTTTATCTAACAGGACAAACTGGTAATTTCCCACAATACTCAAGTATGTTTATGACGAACTCACCGAGAACAAGGTATATTCGTTCAACGGATAATGCTGTATTGGGAGCGTTTAACTGGCAGAGTGCTTCTCCACCTTCACCATCACCTGTAGATGTATCAAAACAAATCTATTCTGCTTTATTCACTTTCTATGATATTGATAATGTAGTTATACAAACCAGTAGAAGTTATAATGTTGAAGACCTATGTGGAACTCGTCCAAATTGTGCTTGGTATGATGGGTGGTTTGACCTACCTACAAACTTCGCAGAACAACAAGTGGTTTATCTTGGAGTTGGTATTCCCAACTTGGAGGACTATCACGGAATAAATGTTCCGTCAAACACAAAATACTATAAGGTTGAATTGGAAGCAATAACGACATCTCCGACCCCACCAGACCCTTCTATTGAGGACTTTGATGGTTGTAGTTGTCATACCTACACTTATACCAATCCAAGTGATGAGGCTGAAATTACTTTTACTTATTTGGATTGTGTTGGAGTAGAACAAACCATCACCATTGCTCCTTCCACTACTGGTGAGTGGTGTGCTTGTCAGAACACAAATGTCGCTTCTCTTGACGGAGAAACCGCAACTGATAATGGTGAGTGTGAAGTTTGTGAATGTAAGACATACGATGTTTTCAACGGAAGTGAGTTTGAGAGTTTATTTTCTTACACAAATTGTAGTGGTGATACTATCAACGATAGTATTGGAGCTTTAGAAACAATCAGAGTATGTGCGTGTGAAGGTAGTGTAGAAGCTGCGGGAATGACTATCACTTTGATTGGGGCTTGTCCTATACCATTCAGTGCGGATTGTAGGAATTATGGTGTTAGTTATTCAGCATCGACTCCATACACTTATACCTTTACTGGTTGTTGTGGAACAGAACAAACCGCTCTTATTCCACCTTCAACATCTTTGATATTGAAAATAAATTATCCAGCACCCACCCCTGCTGGTATAACCGCAACTTTACTTGGTTCAACCTCTCCTGACCCTTGTCCTGACCCACTTCCAAATACTGGAACAACTTATAGTGGTGGAACTCAAATCATCGGTAGAAATGTATGTGATGATACACTACAATATTTTACATATTATGGAGACCCTATTTTCTTGGGGGTTTTCTTCAATTTCCAAGAAACCATTTATGAGTTCATAGAAGTTGGTGGTGGTGGATTTATTGATTTGGTTAATCCATATATTTTCACAACTCAAGCACAGGCATTATCTGCGTTCCCTTGTCCTACTTACGCATCGGGAACTTGTTTTTCAGGTCTTACTAAAATCTCTGAACCATTCTATTTCTACCTTGATGATGTCTGTTCTCAAGGAGACAGAAACCTATTCTTTATGAATAAGATGGGTGCTTGGGATTACTACAATTTCAGAGCAAAAGAAGATGTTGGGTATTCTGTTAATAAACAAGAATATCAAGCAGCACCCTTACTATATTCTCAAGGGTGGGATACAACCTCATATTATGGTTGGGCATCGAAGAGAAATGTATGGAGCAATAATGTTGTAAAAGCAGGAGTCCTTTACACCGCACCCCTTCCACAAGCAGAGAGTATTTGGTTGAGTGAAGAATTGTTCCAATCACCATCGGTTTATCTGATTGGGGATAATGGAGTATTAGAACCGATTGTAATAACAAATACAGAGGTTTCAGTTCCTAACTATCAAATCAACTCAAACCTGTATCAAATCTCAATAGAGTATAAGTCGGCTTACGACACCACAAGACAACAACAAGAATAATATGGTTGTAGAACTATGGCTCAAATCCAACATCACGAGTGAATGGGTGAGTATGGATTTGATTGGAAATGTTAGTATATCAGTCAATAAATCGTTTGAGGAGATTGAAGATTTCACTACTCGTCAGTCAAGTTTTACAAAGACATTCAACCTACCACAGAGCTCAAAAAATAGTCAGTTTTTTCAATCAGCATTTATGGTAAATGCGTCATCATTTGTGGATAGTGTTGTGGTTGATGCGATTGTAAAATATGCGGGAGCGGATGTCTTTAATGGGCAATGTAGATTAGCACGAATTATCAACGATGTTAATGGGGGAACTTATGAAATCTTTTTGACTCAATCTTTACCTGATTTCTCCACAACCCTTCAGAATATCAAATTGATTGATTTGGATTATTCGGGGATTACCCACACTTTGGATTATGATAATGTGGTTGATACTTGGAATTATACTGGTGGTTCATATAATGATTATGCTGGTATAACGGGTAAGATATTATACCCCCTCGCTCATTACGGATATGATGCGAATCTTTACTACGGAACATTTGAGGACAATGCTACGGGATTTACTAATCCATCATACCCTTTGGTTCTGAACCAGTTTGCGCCTTGGGTTAATGTGAAATATATGATAGACCAAATCTTTCAGAGGTCGGGTTTCTCATATCAAAGTGATTTCTTTGAGACAGAATATTTCAAGGGGTTATTCGCCTTGGCAAAGACGAACCAAACACAAGGGGTCAGCACTACATCAGGTGCGAGTGAGAACTCCAACATTTTTATTGCCACAACAAACACAGGATTTTTTGATTATTCATTAACTCCAAATTACGGAACAGCTTATACAGAATATTTCTATCTGAATATAGAAAATACTGACCCTCTCAATATTTTTACCCCTTCAATAAATGTATCCAACAGAGAACATTTCTTTACAGCGGTAGTGAGCGGAGTGTATAAGATGAGAGTGAATCTTTCTTTATTTACTCAAAATAGTTCATTCCCTTTGTATTTGAATGTCGCTCTAAAGGACTTGGATACAGGGACAATCTACGAACAAGTTCAGGGACTATTAGTTCTACCGACAACTGACCTTACACAATTTACTTTATATTTCAATCTCACTTTACCAGCAACAGCTCGTGTTGGATTGTTCTATTCTCGTAATCAGGGTGGGGGTTTTCCCGATGCTACTTTGGGTGTCTTTAGAACCACTATGACTTTGTATGAATCACCATCGTTGGGAGGAACAGATAATGTTTATTTGGGGGACAACTTACCTGGTGAGGTTTCCTGTTTAGATTTCTTTAAGGGTATTATTCAATTATTCAACTTGGTCTTAATTCCAAGAGGGGATAGAAACTTCGTAATTGAAAAATGGGACACCTATTTCGAGGCTGGTGATGTTTTAGATTGGAGTCAAAAAATAGATTTATCATCTCCATATTCACTTCAACCCACCAACACACTCCAACAGGAATACATCATCAGTTATAATGTTGCTGAAGATAGATTCAGTAAAATCAACAGACAAGACAGAAACCAAGAATACGGGACTTTTAGGTTCATATCCAACATTCCATATCACGATGGAGTAATTCAGGTCGTAATTCCTTTCCAACCACTACCAGTCGCAACCTTTGATGTGGTGAGTGATAGTAGTATGATTATCCCTCACCTTTATACTTGGAATCCTGGTGCGGATACATTACCTAACCAATATACAACTTTAGGTTCGGGCATTAGGATTGGTTTCTATAATGGACTTCAGGACTTTACCATCACAGGTGCTACCAAGAACTGGTATTTGTTGAGTGGTTCAACCGCTGTGGCTCATAACACCTATCCAAGTATTTCTCACCTTTCCAACTATGAGTATGAACCTTCTACTTTTTCTGACTTAAACATCGGTAATCAGTATGACTTCTGGCAAATACCAAATGATTCATTTGTTGGATATACAGACCAAGATGTGTGGAATAACTTTTGGGCTCCAAGAGTTCAACCTCTTTATGACCCTGAAGTGAAAATATTAAGTGGAACATTTAAGCTCACCCCCACAGATATAAACAACCTTCAATTCAACGATAGGGTCTATTTTCTTGAATCGTATTGGAGGTTATTGTCTATGACCGATGCTGATATTACCGAGACGAGTTTGGTTGAATGTGAGTGGATTAAATTACCATATTACCCTGTGGAAACACCTTTGATTCCACCTACCTATGCTCCGTCAGTTCCAATCACCCCTCCGACACCATCGGCATCTACTTTCTCACACAATATCTACACAGGTAATAATACTTTGGATATATGTGCTGAAATCTCAACAATCACTTTGGTTTATTCCAACTGCTCTGTTTTGAGTGCTGGTTGTAGTGTCTTTAGTGATACAACTGCTACGACACCAATCGCAGAGGGCACAAAAATCAAACCTATTGGAGGCTCAACTATTTATCAAGTAGCGGAGTTAGGAATACTCCAAAACTTACAAAACTGCTAATAGAATATGGCTCAAAAGGAAATCGCAATTAAGTTAGGTTTTACCTCAACAGGGGAACAGAAGGTAATCAAAAATCTCGGTCAGTTAGAATCGGAACTCGCAAATCTACAAGCACAACTAAAGACCCTTGATTTTGGAACACCTGCGTTTATTGAAGCAACACAAAATATCGCTAAACTCCGTTCTGCGATTGACGATGTAGATAAAGCAACGGAGGGTATTGGTGCGGAAAAAAGGTTTAGAGCAATCGGTGATGCGGTCAATATCCTTACGGGTTCATTTCAGGTCTTATCTGGTGCGTTGGGTCTTATCATTACTGATACTGAAGATTTAGAACAAGTCCAAGCTGCCGAAGCAAAAGCACTACAGGTCTTAAATGTTGCGTTGGGTATAAACGCAATCAACACCGCTCTTGTTGAATCTGCGACCTTGAGAGCAACCATCGCAACCCGAGCTAATGCCATCGCAACGGGTATTGCCGCAAAAGCCACCGCAGCTTGGACTATCATTATAAATCTAAATCCTATCGCTGCTTTCGCTGCGGGTGTTGTCGCATTGACCGCTGCGATTTATGGATTGGTAAAAGCATATGATGCTTTATTTGGTGAGGAAGCAAAACAAGAAGAAATCTTAAAAGCGACTGAAAAACTTGAAAGGGAACTTATCAAAACCAGAACTGATGCTTCTAAAGAACTTGAGACCCAATTAGAAATCTTAACGGATAATGTTAAAACTCGTAATCTTGAACTACGAACATTAGAACAACTCAAAAAGGTATATCCTGGTCTGAACGCATTTATTGATAAAAATAACAAACTTACAGCCGATGGTGTAAAGTTCCTAAAACTTCAGATTCAACTTCGTCAGCAGGAAGCGGCACTGGCTATTATAACACAAAAAAGGGTTGAGAAGGAAATTGAGTTTGAGACGGAAGCTGCGGAATTACGAGCGGAATATGGTGCGAGTGCTCCACAACTTATAGCGGAATTAAAGGAGAGTTATAATGAGGACTTCGCACCGATTATCGCATTACAGGACAAATACACCAACGCAATCGATAAGACACTTGGTAAATTAGCTCCTTATGAAAATCAGTTGAAGAAACAGGTTAAGATTGAGGAGGCTCAAGCAAAATCATCTGAAAAAAATGTCGAGGTTGTTGATAAGGTATTAAGACAATATGAGTTGAGAATTAACGGACTCAAAAATCTAATAGACCAATTACAGAAGGCTCAATCGGCAGAGTTGAAATACACCGCAGGTATTATTGAAAATCAGGAGAAAGCAATCCAAGAACAGGAAAGCTTCCTTGAGACCCAAGCAACGACTTTGAGAACCGAAGGGGAGAAAGTATTACTTGAACTCCGTGATTTCCTATTGAAGACCATACCATCAGCAGAGGAAGCAAAAAAATTATCAGATGGTTATGCTGATTTATTTAATACAATTCGTTTCGCATTTAATAGTGGAGAATTGGATTTCAAGAAAGCAACAGGTTGGGATGAGTTCGTAAAGTTTGCTGAAATGAAATTACCTGAAATCGGTGAATCATTAACGAATGTTAATGAAGAGAGTAGAAGGAGTTTCGTTCAATATTTCAATTCATTAGACCAAAGGGTTAGTAAAATATCTGAAACAATCGGTAAAGGTAATTTTGAGAATCTATTTGGGGGGGTTGCTACAAAAGAATTGTTAAATCAATTAGTAGATGCTGAAATAGAAATTGGAAAACTACGAGCGGACTCTGTAAAACTCGGATTGACCGAACAAGATATTCAACAGAAATCACTTGATATTGTTAGCAAAAGATTTGGTATTGATGAGAAGGTAAAAAAATTATTTGCGGAAAGAGGTAAATTACAAATTGATTTAGATGCTGCGGAAAGAAGTAATAACACAAAAGCAGCTACGACCCTCAAAAATAGGATTGATGCGATTGATACATTAACGACAAATTATAAACTTTTAACTCAATCCATTTTAGATGGGGTTATTAGAACCGATGATTTCGTTAAAGGTTTGGAATCTGTAGAAGACCAATCAGAGAAAAACCTACAAACCATAGAAAAAAATAAAAGAGCAATTCAAGAGGCATATGACCCTCGTGCTTTGTTTGAGTTTGGTAAAGCACAATCTGAAAACTTGGATATTATCTTACTTGATATTATTCAGAATACCGAGAAATATCTCAATCAATTAGGTCAAGACGGAATTGAAGCTTTCATAAGTGGATTGGAACAAGGATTACCTGATTTGGAAAATGCTACAAAAGATGAATTAAGAAGTTTAATTGGAACTTTGGAGACATTAGGAAGTGAAATACAAACTGCTCTTGGATTAGCGGTAAATCCTTTCCAAGACGCAATTGACAAAGCTAAAAAATCACTTGAAACTCTACCTTCTGATTTTGCTGAAGATTTCCAAGATTTCTTTACGGATTTAGATAAGATGATTAGTAATATCGTCAGTAAGTTTCAGACCCTGACAAATGGTTTAGCACAGGTCTTACAATCTCGAAATAGTTTGGTGTTGGAACAACTGGCTCGTGATGAAGAACAAACGATAGAAAGAATTGGTTCGGCTTCAGCCAGAGCACTCAAAGAACAAGAGGACGCTCGTAGGGAGTTCGCAAAGAGAAGATTTGAGATTGAGAAAAAAGCTCGTATTCAAGAGTTGAACTTTACCCTCGCACAGACAATCGCTGAAGGTGCTCAAGCTGTGGTAAATGCTTTAGCTTCTGTTCCCTTTCCTGGTTCCATCCCTTATGCTACTCTAATCGGGGGATTAGCTGTGGCACAGACCCAAGCAGTGTCTAACCAATTAACGGCTGTAAAAGCACAGCAGTTCGTGGGAAGACGAGGTGGTTTGATTATGGGTGAATCACACGAGGGAATGAACGGGGGAGTTCCAGCACTTCTTGAAGGTGGTGAGTTCGTGGTAAATAAAGCAGCTGTTGCTCGTTATGGTGATTTGATTGGAGACCTGAACTCATCAACGGGTGGAAGGAAACTAACGATTGATGATTCAAGATTGGTTCAAGCAATCGCAAAACAAAATACCAACACACCACCAATAAAAACTTATGTGTTGTATAACGACATACAGAACACCGAGAAATTGAATAATAGAATTACTCAACTATCTCGTTTGTAAAAACTATTTATATTGATATGAAACTATTTGAGTTATTAGTGTCGGAGGACGACGATATGAGTGGGGTTCAATACCTATCACTTGTAAAAGACCCCGCAACCCAAATCGCTTGGGAATATTTTGGAGATGAATCAAACCACCACGACTGCGAGTTAGACCATCATAATTTTAGTTCTGACGAACTTTCTGTATTAGACCAATACGGAACTCCACTTGATATGAGAATGTTGAAGGGAGCAAAGATTACTCCCGTTAAAGAGACATATACGATGGAGGGGTTCGTATCAGTTCCCCCGATTACTTCCAATCCGAAGCAGTTTGACCTCAAGAGTGGTGATGGAACAGAAAATAACTCAATCACAAGATACATCTATGTTGTAGATACAGCATTGGGTGCTCCACTTATCAAGACCTCAAGAGCATTATGTCGTAAAATGATTTTAGCTGGTCGTGTGTTTTCAAGAGGAGACCTTGATAATCTATCACAAAAGTTCTCAAATAGTAGTGATACATTCAAGTTAGTATTCCGTAGAAACATCTATTCACAGGTAGATTTTTTCTTGTATAAGTCGGGAAAATATTGTAGGCACAGGTTCTTCCAAATAGAGTTTCCACTAAATCAAGGGGAAACTTATGAAGAAGCACTACAGAGAATACCTGAAAAAGCAATACAAACCAAGAGAGCTATTCAGATTGGGGGAGTAGGTCGTCCGTTCGTGAGTGAGTGGAGTTTAGACCCACCCAAAAAAGCTGTTGGGTTTAGTGAAGATAAGGACGATGTAAATGAGAGTGAATCTACTGGTTCAGACCCTATCGCATTCCATATGGGATTGTTTTTTTACAAGACCCGAGCAGCAGCTCTAAAAGCAGAACCATCAGCAAAAATTATCACAAAGGTAAAACTTTGTTATGATGCTTTGGATTATGGAGACCCTATGCCAGGTGATATGTTGCCTATTCCCGATGACCCTTGTGTTATGGGATTCACCCCCGTTGATGTATATTCAGAATATTTTGAGGGTAGTGCTGAAGTCCTTGATAAGTTTCAAGTGAGACAGAACTTCGCACGAGTTCCCGAGTATATCCGTGAGGTTGCTGAAAGAGCTGTCAAATATGCTGAAGAGAATGGTTGGGGTGATTGTGGAACTGATGTTGGAAAAGGAAGAGCATCTGATTTAGCTGACGCATCTTACAACGCATCTGTTGATATTTTGACCCGTATGTATTCTTATGGTTCAAGACACAAACAAGATTGGGAATCATCTAAATCTTTTGAGGACGGATGTGGAGCACTTATGATGGCTTCTTGGGGATTTTCCCCTACTAATTACGAACAAGCTATGAACTGGTTGGAAGGTGAAATATCTCGTGCTACGGAGATGAATATCGCATTTAGTAAGGACGAATATATGGGAGATATTACCTCTGTTGTGTTTGTCCCCGACCAAAAGATTTATCGTTGGGATAGACAGACCAATTCTCCATATTGGGTGTTTATGAGTAAGGAAACCATTAAGAAGATGTTGATGAAAATCTCTCGTCTTAAACCAAAGAACTTAATCAATTTGGAACACTCTGGAATGGTATTCTCGGGTGATGATGTTTATACATATGAGAACTGGTTAGTTGGAGAAGACCCTGAAAGGGACAAGTCCTACGAAATCTTTGGTAGAACCTTTCCAACTGGAACTTGGATGACTACAATTCACTTTAGAGATAAGAGATTATTTGAGGAGTTTATTGTCTCTAACAGAACTCAAGGAATCAGTTTAGAGGGGTTGTTTGAGGAAGTTCCGTTCAATTTCTTTGACACAAAACAAGAAATGGAACATAACGGAATACTTGAGGATAAAGATATGGTTGATGGAATTATTGAATTGCTTCTCAAGGTTGATGACTTGGAAAACAGAAGAGAAATGGTAAAGGATGTAATCCGTGATTTTTCTCTGAATGGTGTTTATTATGATTATGATGATTTCATTACTCGTCTTGGTCTGACCGATTTTGGATTTGATTTTCCAAGTGGAACTTGTTGGGAAGGATACGAACCTTACGGAACAAAAATCGTAGATGGTAGAGAAGTCCCAAATTGTGTTCCCGTATCAGCTAAAAAAGAAGGATTTGTTTATCCAAGTCCTGGTGAAACTGAAGGGGATTTCATCGCTCGTTGTGTAGATTATGTTATGAACGAGGGTGAGACAGACCAACAAGCTGCTCTTGGAAGATGTTATGGTATGTGGAATAGAGGTGATTTCCAAAAGGTGGAAGCCGAGGCTTATCCCTGGAACGAATGTATCGCAGATATGACCGAGAGATATGGTGAGAGAGCAGCTCCTCGTATCTGTGGAAAAATCCGTTCAGAGAATATGAGTATGGCTGGTATGGATGGGGGAGTTCCTTATTATACCACTCAAGGTGAGGCTGAATTATTTGCCGCTAAAATAGGGTGTGAAGGTTTCCATATGATGGGAGAATACTTTTCACCTTGTAAAACTCACGCACAAGCACAAGAGGCTTATGACGCTGAAAATATGTTATTGTTAATTCGTGATTTATTAGCAAAAGCAGAGAATAAAGATTTGTGATTTTTATTCACTATTTATAAACAAAATAAACAAAAAGAAAAAAATATGAAAAATATTGAAATCTTACAAAAAGTCGCTGATTTAGTTGGATTTACTTTTTCATCATCACACAAGTTCGCTGAAGTAGAATTAGAAGGTGGAGTAATCATCTCTAACCAAACTGAAGGTGAGTTTATGATTGGTGATGTAATCGCAATCAAGAACGAAGACGGGACTTTCACAATCGTTGGAGCAGGAGAACACAAACTCGCAGGAGATGGTGGATTATTCATCACAGATGAAGAAGGTAAGTTAGTTGAGATAAGACAAGAAGGTTCTGAAGAGGCACCTGTAATCGAAGTTGAAGTTGAAACTGGCGACCAGAAAGAAATGATGGAATCAGCTAAAATCGCAGAGTTGAAAGCTGCTATTCACGATGTGTTATTCGCATTTGAGAAGCAATCTTCAGAGATGGCTGAACTCAAAAAAGATTACGAGACCTTTAAGAAGTCCTCGGCTTACACTCCATTAAAGGAGGATAAACTAATAACAAACGCATTCTCAACCGACCACAGATACGAAGTATTGAAAGAGTGGAAAGAGAGAATGAGAAAATAAAAAAATTAAATAAAAAAACTATTAAAATGAGAAATCTAAAATCTTTCGCATTTGATTTTGATACTAATGCTATGTCTGACTACTTGAACGCAAACGCAGACGAGCTTCTACACAAAATCGTTATGGATACTACAGAGGCACAATTCTATAAGGTTATGCCTAACATCAAGTTCGGTGAGTTAGTTCCTGTATTCGAGACTGGTGATATTGATACTATCGCTACACCTGGCAACGGATGTTCTTTCACAGGAGGAACAATCGTAATGTCGGAGGTTGAACTCCGTGTATGTCAGTATAACATCGAGAAATCTTGGTGTCCTGCTGACTTGGATAGAACCATTATGTCTATCAGATTAGCTCCAGGTTCTTACAACGAATCAGCAGGTGCTGGTGTTGAAGAAGCTTTTGCTAATGACATCTCAAAGAAAGCTAATGTATATGCTTCAAGACGCTTCTGGAACTCAACTACAGCTGTTGAAGGTTGTAGTGGTGTATTGGAGCAACTTGAGAGTGCTGCTATTTCAGGTGATGTTGTAAATGTCAATTATACAGCTATGACCGCACAGAACGCAGTTTCCGTGTCAGACAGCTACATCCTTTCACTTCCTGACCCGTTGAAACCAGTTACGACTATTATGGCATTGACTCACTCTGACTTCCAAGCTCTTCAATTAGCTTTGAGAAACCAGAACCTTTACCACTTTGACCCTATCACTTTGGCAAACGGACAAATGGCAATCCAAATCCCATTCACTAATGTTATTGCTATTTCAACTGAAATCGCAGCAGGACATATGGTTTTAACGAATCCTGATAATTTGCTTTATGGCACCGATTTACTTTCAGATATTACAAGTCCCGTGAGTTGGTGGTCTAACGACTTCCAACAAGTTAGATTGAAGTTGGCTATGAAATTGGGCTCTGCGGTTGCTTTCGGCTCACAGGTTGTATATGCTTCCTAAAAAATAAACATTTGATTAAAATAATATAAAAATGTCCTATAATTGCTGTATTACAAACGGGTTGGAGCTCTCATCGTGCGTCAATAATGTTCCCGGGCTCGACTCTCTGTATGTGCTGACTTCAGGAACAGGAACTACCTGTTCTTTAGACGCAATCACCTACTCTGGAACTGGAGAGGTAATTGCTATAAGTGGAGCATCATCAGGATTGGAGTTTAAGAAAGTTGATATTGTTCGTAATTCATCCGCTGCGTTGAACGAGAGCACCTCAATCAATTTGGAGAGTTTAGGTTTCACCTACAACACTCAACTTATCTTCACAATCCCTGGTCTTAACCAAGATGCTACTAACCTATATCAGGAAATCGTTCAGAATACCGAATCTTACTTCATCGTTAAGTTGAAGACAGGAAAGTATTTCTTGGCTGCTCCTGGCGGTATGTTTATTGAATCTGCGACTATCGCATCTGGCAGTCTGCCAGGAGATTCTCAGCTTTACACGCTGACCTTGACTTCTAATTCTACCATTTCTGTTCCACAGATGTCAATATCTGGAACTCTAACTGCGTGGTTGGCTGCGAACTCTAACATCACTCTTGATAGAGAGTAATCAATAACCTATAATAATTGAAGGGGGGATAAAACCCCCCTTTTTTTTAGCCTATGTTGGAAATCAAAAAAGACCTTAAAGTAAGAAATGGGACGGAGGTTGTTTATTGTAATCGGTATAAACAACGAGAATTACGATTGGATTTTGATAATTCCAAACTATTTATAATAGTAGATTTTTTCAGAGACGATATAACATTATTCACACGAGAATATGAGGTTGGTGTGTGTGGTGATGTTGATGTAAATAAATTGATTGACGAGTTGAATATTAGATTAGCAAATGAGCTACAATCCTAAACAAAAAGCATTGGAGAGAACTTACTTTCAAGGGGAGTATGTTTATAACTATGGGGGATATGTTCCCGCTATTGTTTTGGAACCAGACCCAACTCCTTCTCCAACTCCCTCAATCACTCCAACAAAAACTCCAACTCCAACTCCGAGTTCAACAAGGACAACACCAACCCCTACTCCAACGAATACGAAGACCCCAAGTCCGACACCTACCAAGACCCCAACAAATACCCCTACGAAGACCTCAACCCCTTCTACGATTGTTTATACCTATTTGGGTAGGACTACACCAGACCAACCTGACGGAATTAGCGCTTGTGCTAATTACTTAACCGCTCGTGGTTATGTTGGATTGAAACCTTTATCAGCTCTTATAGTTGGAAATTATATCTACGACGCATATCCATCATCTCCAACGAACGGAGGAGGTAATTGGGTTGCTCTCAAGGTCGGTGGAGTAGGTCAGGGATACGCTTTCCAAATTGATTCAACGGGGCAGATTATAGACACTTATACTTGTTAAGATGGCGGACAATAGATTTAATAAATCATTAGAGGAACATTTCATCAATAATGATACTCAATATAATTTTGGGGGTTGGACGCCACAGATTTCATTAGGTATGGATGCGATTTATATCGCTTATGGAAGTGGAAACCCATATCAAAAATTATCGTATTCTTATGATGGATTTAATTGGTTTAGTGGAACTACCAATTTTCCTAATACTGGAACTACAAGTCCTTTCCAAGAGTGCGTTTGGATTAATGATAGATTTTGGACTACTTCAGGTCAATTAGGAACTTCAAGCATATATTATTCCTATGATGGATTTGATTGGACTCAAGTTTCCCTACCTTATTTTTCTACAGGAATACCTGGTAGAATGGATTGGGACGGGACAAAGTTTATAATTGTGGGTGCTGTTAATAATTTAACATCACCTTCAATTTATTCTTATGACGGATTGAGTTGGAGTGGTTTATCAATTATTTCAGGTATGAGTATATCTCAAACTTATCAGATAAGCGAAATAAATTACGGAGGTGGATTATGGCACGCAGCACCAGGTCAAGCACCCTATAATCCTCTGAAATATTCTAGTGATGGTTTTACTTGGACTAATTGTAATTTTCCATTTTCAAGTGGGACTGATTCTATACTTGGGATTGAATATGGGAATGGTAAATGGGTCGCTGTCTTTGTTAGTGGTTCTGTTCCGTTTTTTTGGTATTCTACAGATGGTATTAATTTCTCATCAGGTTCAACTTCTTCTACGGGCATCTACCAAATGTATAGTGTTGTGTATGGTAATGGTATTTGGGTTGCTACGGGTAGAGTTGAGCCCAATTTAACTAATGATGTAATTCAATATTCTACTGATGGTATAAACTGGTCTCCCTGTAGTAATATTTCAAGTTTGTATGATAATGGTTCAAGACAATTTTACGCCGTAATGTTTGATGGTGAAAAGTTTTTAGTGGGTAATTATCAAGCGGGAAATTACTTAATTTCATATTCATATGACGGAAATGTTTGGAACGCAGCAGATGATGGTTTTACTCGTAATTACTCATCTATAACCAAGAAATTATAAAGTATTTATAGAGAATGATTTACATAGAACAAAATGCTCTGAATAAGATTTTCGTAGATGTATCCTCTGCGACTGGCACAACCCCAACTTTTTTATGGAACTTACAGAACTCACAAGGGATGAATATCAAAAACTTCATACCTCGTGATATTACTGCTACATACCCATCTCAATATGCGGGGAAATACAAAGTATTTGAGTTCTCAACAATTCCAACCTTACCTGAAAATCTAACTCCAACTGGAACGAGTGTGGTTAATATCTATATGCCTAACTTGAATCAGTTTTGGTTAAGTATTTACGAACAAGCCTCGTCCTCTAATCTGAATCCAAATAATGCGGTGAGGGTATTGAACTCATTAGCATTTTCATTTTGGGATAAAACTCAAGAATATTATTCAGGTAATCCTGCTAATGTTGCTGATAATGTAATTTATTATAGTGATGGTGGTGCTGTTGTTCCTACCCCATCTCCAACGAGCACTACAACTCCAACACCAACGAGCACCACAACACCAACACCAAAACCTCGTCTGCTCAACCAACTCCAACACCTACATCGACCGCATCACCGACTGCGACTCCGACATTAACTCCAACGACCACTCAAACTCCGACATCAACGGAGACACCTACTCCTACCCCAACACCAACTTTGAGTCCAACTGCGAGTTATACACCATCGCCAACACCAACATCTACTTTAACCCCATCTCCGACATCATCTTTGACTCCAACACCTACACCAACCAACCCGAACTTATTTGTAATCGGTGAAGGTTTTGATAATACAGGTCAAGCGGTTTATATTGATAGTTCAGGAACTATTTTCGTTGGTGGTTTATTCTATGGATACAACAATACTCCAAGTTGGGGTTTAGCGAAACTCAATAGTTCAGGTGCTATTGATACGACATTTGCTGCTGGTTCTAATACCTTACAATACAGCGGTGGTATATTTGGAATGCTTGAAGACCAAACAGGAAATTACTTATATGTATGGGGTAGTTTTGCTGCGGGTGGTAGTCAAAGAATACTTAAACTTGATAAGACAACGGGATTGAATGTATGGACGCCTCAAACCATAAATGGAAATATAACGGATTTGTGTATTAACCCATTAAACGGCGATGTGTTTATTGTGGGTCAATTCACTCAAGTTGCGGGATTAGGTAGAACAAGAATAGCACAATTCAATAGTGCGGGTGTTCTACAAGCAAATAATTTCGGTAGTGGTTTCCCTGCCAGTCCGTTCTATTGTTTCTTTAACACAAATGGAAACCTAATTGTAGCGGGAACATTTACCACCTATAATGGAATTGCCGCAAACAGAATTGTTGAATTGAACTCTACAACTTGGGCGAATACTGCTTTATGGGGAACTGGTGGTAATGCTGGTATAAATGGTATATTCCAAAACTCTACAAATGGGGATTACATTATTGTAATGAACGCTGGAACAATAAACGGACAGACCAACGGATATGTTGGATTGTATGATGTTAATGGTGTTCGTATTACATCAACCACAGCATTACCTGTGGTAGCAATTCCTTATGGTGTTTATTACGACCAAACAAACGCTCATATTTACATTACATCAACGGGTTATGTGAATACAGGTTTGGGTAGATTTAACTATCCAAGTTTAACGGCAGATACGACATTTGTTTCCAATATGGGAACATATCTACCGATAAGCAATATCACTTTACAAGGAACTCAAAAGGTCATTGCTGTAGATACTTTTGCGAGAATATACAGAGTTGGAGCATTTGTATTTATCAACGGACAGGGATACAATAGAATTGTAAGAATGTTAAACGACGGAACGATAAATACAGCATAAGAATATTTATAAGAATATGGAAAACCCAGAATCAAATCTAAATCTAAAATCTTTCACCATAGATTACCGCATCAATCGTCTTGATGTTAGGGAAAATATGGAAGTGGAGGTTAAAAATAAGCCTTGGATAATGTGGGGGAATGTTAATAATGACTACCCACAATTCCTTCTTCAAGTTAAGGAGAACTCACCAGTTCTCTCTGTTTGTATTGATTCTAAAGTCAATATGAGTTTCGGTGATGGTGTTGAAATACAAGGTCTCGGAAATGTAATGGTGAATAAATATGAAACAATTTCAGAGTTATATTACAAATTACTATATGATTTTTGGATATTTGGAGGTTGGGCGACAGAGACAATACCCAATCGGGACTTCACAGGAATAGAAAGTATCTATCACTTACCTTTCCAAAACATCCGTGTTGGTAAAAAGGATTTCGACGCACACGATAGGGAAATGGACTGGTTCTATTATTCTGATTACTGGCAGATTCAGAATATGTCGGCAAAAAAAATTACCAAGTTTCACGGATTGGATTTAGATAGAAGAGGTGAGGCTCGTCAAATCTATTATTGGAAACAATATTCCCCAAGTGATAATAGACACTACCCAATCACTCCATTCCAAAGTGGGGTAAATGCTTCTGTATTGGAAGCAGAGATTTTTGACTGGCATAAAAGGAACATCGCTACATCCCTTATGCCGAACCTTTTTGTGTCTCTGATAGGTTCTCCTACACCAGAGGAAAAAGAACTCGTCTATGACGAGCTTTTGAGGTCGTATCAAGGTAAGACAGGTCAGAAGGTAATGCTCGCATTTAGTGATACTCCTGAAGGGAGACCAGAGATACAAACAATCTCAAATACAGGGAATGATAGTTTTTATACAGAGGTTCTACAAATGTGCGTCCAAAGTATTCTAACCGCAAATCAAATCTCGAGCCCTCTTTTGTTGGGAATCCAAACATTCGGGAGTAATCCATTTTCACAAAACGCAGAGGAACTCGTGGTTGCTACAAAACATATGATGGAGATGGTAATCAAGCCAGGATTAAAAAAGGTTAATATGGCACTTGAGGGTCTATTAGCGTTGAAATACAATCGTCCTGTAAAAATTATAAACAAACTTGTAATACCTGATTTTCAATAATGGCGTATGTATATTATATTGATGAGAGTTATGTAAGGGAAAACCTCCCTGTTGAATATTCTCTGTTGAGTGGAAACATCAAACCAGCACTTAACCAAGCACACCTTATAAATGTTATGGATTTGGTTGGTGATAGAATGTTTGCCGAGATGAATAGATTGATTACCACAGGAGACATCAATCAACCTCAATACGCAGATTGGAAACTTGTATTGGACGAATATCTACAGAATGTAGTATTGTATTGGACGGGGGTTTATCTAACGAATAACCTCTTGGCGAAATACGCAAATCGTGGTCTCCAACAAGAGAATAGTGAGTTCTCAAATCCTGTTGATTTATCTGTTTGGAGAACCTTGAAAAATCAAATGGAGGATTTAGCTTCCTACTACTCACAAAGAGCAAATGATTTCCTTTATTGGAATCAAAACCTATATTATCCATTCTATACCTATATGGTTAATGACGGATTACAACCCGCAGACCCTCGTGAGAAGATGCGTGCTGGTGGATTGGTTCTTGGTCGTAGAATGAGATATTCTTGGAATAACCACTGCTGGTACTGAAAATTATGTATGACTATTTACCACAATATCGTAGAGGAGAATCGCTTGCGGGATATGTATCTCGGTGTAGAGGCGGGCGTTTGCTTACCTCCGCAGTTCCTTCCATTACCGATAGAGGAAATATCTGTCAAGACCACGCAGAACAATCTCGCATTTTGTTGAGACAACCCTTCCAACAAAAAAAGAAATAAGATTTGATTTTTTTCATTTTGTCGTATATTTATTATTGTCCTTCGGGGACATTATTAAATTACACAAAACAAAATGGGACGACAAAAATTATCACCAACTCAAGTAAGAAGAATTAAAATCTTACTTGATACTCGTGAGGAGAACGGAAAGAAACTCTACACTCACGAACAAATCGCAAAAAAATATAAAGTTGGACGCTCGGCAATCAGTAAGATTTGGGCGGGTATGAAAAATCCTATGGCATCAAATGCTCGTTGGTCTGATATTGAAGTAGAGGACTAATGAGTAATTTTTTTATACAATACAGACCCTATAAAGGGTTGAATAATATTGAACCCCACAAATAACCAGCAAAGGTTGAAATGATTGTAAGTAATCCTTGAATTAGATATTCCATCCCAATAAATATTACCTTTTCTTATTTTGATGCTTTTCCATCAAATGATTCATAAACTTTTCTAATTTAGG